GGTAGGAGCGATCCATTCCTTCGGGATGGCCGCTACCTGGCCTGGTGGAACGTCAAGGACGGCTATGTCGGCATCGCATACCAACTCTTTCACTAACGAGGACAACCATGAACACAATCATCGCCATCATTCTGGCTATCGCATCCACCACGGCACTGGCCGACTACACCACGATCGTCATGACGCCCCAGGGCCCCCTGAGCTGCACTGACATCAACGGCACGATGGTGTGCCGGTGAGCAGGCAGCAGCCGCCCCGCTTGAAAGGGCTTAAATGGCATGACGCGCAACCCCAGACCAAGGCCGAGAAGATCCTGATGTGGATCGGCACGGCTGTCGCCGCCTTCGGTCTTGCAGTTTTGATCTGGTCTTTTTTCTGAGGATTAAATTGATGGAAGCACAACGCATTAAGGAACTTTCAGCTGCATGGCTTGCGGCGAAGAAAGATGAGCTGCTGGCCAACGAGAAGCGCGTCAGCATTGAGAAGGATCTGATCGCCGCGGTTGGAGCTCGCGAGGAAGGCTCGCAGTCCACTGAGGTCGATGAGTTCAAGATCACCACCACCGGCAAGCTTTCGTACAAGGCAGACGCCGACAAGCTGGCCGAGCTCACCGCCGATTGGCCTGAGGTCATTCGCCCGGTTGAGGTGGTCATGAAGGTCAGCGACACCAAGCTCAAGAAGATCCGCGCCGAGGCGCCAGAGTATTGGACCCAGATCGCTCGCGTGGTCGAGGTCAAGCCGCAGAAGACCGCGGTCAGCATTGCTTTGCAGGAGGTGGAGTGATGGGCCAGCGACACAAGCACTACGATGTGATCGTCGCTTGGGCGGCGGGTGATGAGATTGAATGCCTAAGCCCCAACGCTGGCAAATGGCTGAGTATGAATGTTGAAAATGCACCCGCGTTTTATGAGCATTACGAATACCGCATCAAACCCAAGCGCGTGAAGAAAGAGGGATGGGTGAATGTTTATAAAGCAAACGGTTGTTGGCAGGTTGGAATGACAAGTGATGTTTACGCCACAAAAGAACAAGCAGAGGCCGCAAGGATTAGCGCTGCTGTAGCCTGCATCCGCATTGAATGGGAGGAGGAAATCTAATGGCCTTCGATCTCAATTCAATCTCCAAGACCAAGCGCCTGGAAGCGCCCAAGGTCCTGCTGGCCGGTGAACCCAAGATCGGGAAGTCAACTTTCGCAGCCATGGCGCCTAACTCGATCGGCATCCTGACCGAGGACGGCATGAGCGGCATTGATGCCCAAGCCTTCCCACTGGCGCACACCCTAGATGATGTCTACTCGGCCATCGGCACCCTGCTCAACGAGAAGCACCCTTTCGAAACGGTCTTCCTTGACTCGCTCGATTGGTGCGAGCCGCTGGTGAACGCGCATGTCTGCAAGGCCAACGGCTGGAAGGACATCGAGACCCCCGGCTTTGGCAAAGGGTACGTTGCCGCCGCTGCTGAGTGGAAGAACCTTTTGGATGGTCTCGAGGCTCTCAGGCGCCAGCGAGGCATGGGCGTGATCCTAATCTGCCATGTGAAGCAGCAGCGCATCGAGTCGCCCACCCATGAAGGGTATGACGCCTGGGTGCTGAAGCTTCACAACCGCGCCTCTGCTTTGGTCGAGGAGTGGTGCGACATCGTCGGTTTTGCCGCACATCGCATTCAGATCAGGAAGACCGATGCCGGCTTTGGCAACAAGGAGGCCAAGGCCAACAGAACCGGCGAGCGGATGCTGCACCTCGAGGCACACCCGGCCTACCCGTCAGGCAACCGCTTTGGTTTGCTTGACTGCCCTCTGGATTGGTCTGCGTTCGCTGACCAGCTCACTGCTTTGCAGACCGCATAGCAAAAACCTCAACACTAAGGAGTTATCTCAAATGGCAAAGCTAGGATTTGAATACAGCGGGGACAGCGAGTCCCTAAATGACAACTCGTTCGATCGGCAGCCTCTGCCCGAGGGCGAGTACCTGGTCAGCATCATTGACTCGGACTACAAGCAGACCAAGAATGGAAATGGCTGGTATGTCGCGATCACTTTCGAGGTCAGTGACGGTGAGCATCAGGGCCGGTACGTCTGGGCCAACTACAACATCCAGCACACCAACGCCCAGGCACAGGAGATTGGCGAGCAGCAGTTCGCGAAGCTCTGCCTTGCAACCCTCGGCAAGCCCTCCTGCGGCGATACCGATGACCTTCTCGGCAAATCCTGCGTGGTTGGTGTCGGCTTCGAAAAGAATGACCCGAGCCGCAACCGCGTGAAGTACGCCAACCCGACCGGCCCTGTGCAGGCGCCGGCCCCATCTGCAGCCCCTGCCGCGGCAAAGAAGCCCTGGCAGCGCGGCTAAAAGATCTCTCTTCTCTGGCCGTCCTTGTGGCGGCCTTTTTTTAGGGAACATCTATGACTGAACTTACACAGGAAAGGCTAAAAGAATTTTTGGCTTATGACGAAAGCACCGGGTCATTTACTTGGATAAAGAAAAAGTCAAAGAAAACGGTGATTGGCAAACAAGCCGGATACAAAACGCCAGACGGGCACATATCAATCAATTTCGACAAGAAAAAGATTTATGCCCACAGGCTTGTCTACTTGTACTTGTATGGCTCTCTTCCGGCATTTGATATTGACCACATAAATTGTGACCCCTCAGACAACAGGAAGTGCAACCTAAGAGAAGTAACAAACGCGCAGAACAAGCAAAACATTACGAAGCCAACGAAAAGAAACAAAACTGGATTTCTTGGCGTCAAGAAATATGGCAACAGATGGCAAACAAGATTGAGCGTTAACGGCAAATGCACCTATGTCGGGACTTTCCATTCACCAGAAGAAGCGCATAACGCATACGTTGCCGCCAAAAAAATTCACCATCCGTTTTCAACGTTTTGAGCAGTAAACATGAACACAAAAAGCAAAACCGGGGGACCGGCGTTTCCTACAACCAAGGAGAGCCATTTAATGATCTGTTCAGAAGGTATGACCCTCCGCGATTACTTCGCCGCCCAGGCTATGCAGGGCTTGCTCGCCTACTACGGCAACCCCAGCCACCGCTATGACGAGCTGGCCATGAGCGCCTACACGTTTGCCGAGGCCATGCTGGATGAGAGGGACAAGAGATGAGCGATATGCAAACTGGAAAATGGTGCTGGTCAATCAATGAAGAAAACTATTGCGGGTCGTTTGACACCGAAGATGAGGCTCATGGCGCAGCGATTGATGATCTTGAATGTGAATGTGAGCCGGGATCAAACAGTTATTGGATAGCTCGTACACGCAGCCCTTTGGATTCCGTCCGCGCTGACTATCTTGGTGATTGGATTGAAGAAAAACTTGAAGAGTGGATGGCTGATGAGTGCTGTGCCGATGACTACATCCTGGAAGTGTCGAAAGAAAACAAAACCAAGCTCGGGGAACTGGTGATTTCGTTTATTCGAGAGAACGGAAAGATTAATTTTTACTCGGTCACGGATGTTAAGGAGCACACCCATATCGTGGAGGGCAAAGCATGACAGCCCTCCCAGAACCCTCCAAGAGCACGGCCAAGGCCATCATGCAGCTCTGGGGCTCACGGAATGAGCCCAACCGCCCGCACATGGGCTGCTCGATCATTGGGCACCCCTGCGATCGATTCATCTGGCTTACCTGGCGCTGGGCAAAGTCACCCGATTTTGATGGCCGTCTGCTGCGCCTGTTCGATACCGGCAAAAAGGAAGAGGACCGGCTGAACCAGGATCTCAGGGACATCGGCGTCGAGCTCCACACCGTCGATGAGGACACCGGCAAGCAGATCACGGTCTCAGCGCATGGCGGCCATCTTGCCGGGTCCGTTGACGGTATCGGCCGCGGCTTTCCTGAGGCGCCAAAGTCATGGGCCGTGGTCGAGCAGAAGACCCACAGCGCCAAGAGCTTTGCCGACCTTCAGAAGAAAGGCGTTAGGGAATCCAAGCCCCAGCACTTCGTTCAGATGCAGATGTACATGGGCCTGCTTCAACTTGACCGCGCCCTCTACCTGGCCAAAAACAAAGACAACGAGGAGATCTACTCGGAGTGGGTCCACTTCGATGATCTGATCTTTGACGGATTCATGGCCAAGGCCGAGAGACTGATCGGAGCCACTGAGCCGCCCGAGAAGCTCAGTAATGACCCCGCTTGGTACGAATGCAAGTGGTGCGACTTCTACGAGCTCTGTCACGGCCAGAGGGCTGCTGAGGCCAACTGCCGGACCTGTTGCCATGCCTCCCCCGTTGCGGCTGGCCAGTTACCAGGCTCATGGCATTGTGATTTGATCAACACGGAGCTAAAAGAAAAAGACCAGCGCAAGGGCTGTGAAGCGCACCTCTACATCCCGCCGCTGATCCCCTACGCCAAGCCGATTGATGGCAGCACCAACTCGGTGACCTACCAAAAGGCAGACGGCACCACGTTCACCAACGGGCCCGGTCACTGGCTTTCCTCTGAGCTGGCCGTGACCGTTCACACAATGGTCGGGGACAAGGTCATT